CAAATTTAGCTAGACAAATAGGAGCTAAAATTGGTGATGTAACTATCTCTCCTGATGGGGATACCAAATATACTGTAACTGATATTGATAAAGAATCGGGACAAGTAAGTTGGAGTGTTACTAACCTACCAGCATTAGATAAATTATTTGATGATGTAAATGAATTAGTAGATACTGCAAAAGGAGTTGTTGTAAGAGCTAAACAAGATACTAAATTTAGAGATTTTTTTGAAACTGCTAAAGAATTAAGAAATAAAATTAGAACCCACCTTAGAAAAGAATACCCAGATGAATATCAAAGAATGACTATGGTTGGTGAAGGGAGAAGCTTATCTGAACCTAGTGATGAAATGGAAAAAGTAATTGATTCAGGTATAAGAATTAGTGGTGATATAGATAACATAAAAGATGTTATGTACTATGTCCATAATAATTGGATGGGTAATGAAATTTCAGCAGAAGAAGCTATGAAAAAAATAAGTAAATACATAGCGGAATTGGAAGAAATATCTACTTCGGCTGGAGCTGGTTCTTATTTAAGTAAATATGCGTTTGCTAAAAAAGTTAGAAAACCTAAAGAATTAGAAAAATTAGGATATAAAGAAGTAAATGAAGGAGTAGGTGCTAATTTAGGACCTGGTCCTAAAGCATCTGAAGAAGGTGTAAAAGATAATTATTATGTTAAAAAATTTAAATATAAATTAGTACCTAAAAACAAAGATGGAAATTATGTTCAAAAAGGTAGTGGTTTGGAAGTAAAAAATTTTTAATATGTATAAATATAAACTAGTATCAAGCGGAATCCTTAAAGAGGAGGAAAATAAAGCTCAAAAATTTCATGATGAAAGAATTAAAGCTTTTGATGTTATTGAAACTAGATTAGACAACGTAAAAAAATTAATACGTCAGGGGAAAATAGAAACAATAAAATACTATAGAGAAAACCCAGATAGTTTTGCTGTAGTAATGCCCACTGACCTTATAAACGATTATATAAAAGATATAGAAATATTATTAAACCCAACAGAATGAAAAAGGCAGATAAAATATTTAAAGACTTACTAAATGAAAATTTAGGATATATTGACCTTAAACCAATTAACCAAATAGAAGCTTCTCCTAAAACAGATTTTGAAAATAAATTTGCTGAGTACTTAGCTGAAGATAAGAAAAAAGATGATGAAGATGTTAAAGTAGAGGAGAAAAAAGTTTCTAAACACGTTGAAGAAGTAGAATCTCATAACTATGATTATAAAGATCCTAAAAATTTAAATAATCAAATTGGTCAAGAAGTACTTAACGGTATTTATTTTGAGGCAAAACAAAACCCTGATAAAACTTTAGAAGAAATTAGAGAAATAGTATCTAAAAATCTTGCTAAAGATGGCCAGTACTATATAAAAAATGCTGCTTTTGGAATTGAAGGCTTAGGATATACTGAACAAAAAACAGAAGAAGTATCTGGAAAATATGCTGCTAGTGGATATTCTGATAAAATAAAAGAAGTAGTAAAAGAATCTTTAGGTGCCGTATTAACATCAGGTAACCCTAATTCATTTGCCTCTATGTCAGGTGAGATTATTAAACAAATGATGAATGAAAAAGAAGAAGAAGTTGAAGAAAGCTATGATGAATTCCAAAGAGATGATAAAGGTGCTAAAGGAATAGATAAAAAAGATAAAGGTGAAGAAGATGCTTATGGTGCTGGAGTAGCTAAAGGTGAAAAAATTGAAAAGAAAAAACTTAAAAAAGAAACATTAGATACTGAATTAGCTGAAATTGATAAACAAGCTCAAATCGTAGCTTTAGAAGCTAAATTAGATAAAATGGACGAGGTAATTGAAAATAAACAATCTCGTATTAATATGGTTTCTGAAGATGAAAATTTAGCTGAATTAATGGATAAAAAGAAGCTAAAATCCATGCAAAAAGAAGTCAAAATCTTAGAAAAAAGAAAAGCTAAGATGGAGAAAATGTATGAAAAAATGTGTGGTAAAAAATACCAAAGAGAAGAAATCGTAGATGAAGTAGAGGAAATTTATGAATCTAAAGATAACTCTAGTAAAGATTTTATTTTTGAAAATGTATTATCAAAAATTGCTGATTTAGTAAAAGGTAAATCTCCTAGTGAAAAAGAAGTAATTGAAGCATTAGCAAAAGTAGGAGCTACAGTAGGAAAACCTTTTTACTTTTTAAGCTTTGGTGGTGGTGCTGGAGAAAATGGAGAAAATAAGTATTGGGTAAGAGATTTTGCAACTCCCGAAGAAAAAGAAAAACTAAAAGTTCCAGTTCCTAAAGGTTTTACAGGTGATATTAGAAAAGATGGATTTAAGGCTGGTACAATATTAAGTGTTGAAGAAAAAGAAGATGGAAAAATAACAGTAAAATCAAAAACCCAATCATATAACTTTAAAACAGGGAAATTTGATGGAGGAGAAATGTTTGAGAGGGATCTTTCCGTTCAAAGTATAAAAGATGAAGTAGCAGAAATAGAAAAAGACCCACAAGATAAATTCTACCCAGGATATGACATGGTTCCTTATAAAGGAAGTGCTTGGGATAATGATAATTTTTCTTTAGGAAATCAACCTAAATAATAATTTAAAATGAGTAAATCATTATTAATAGAAACTCATACTTTTAAAGCAAACCCTGTTCAATTAACTGAAAATGTTAATAAAGAGAATGGGAATTTGCTTGTAGAAGGTATTTTAGCTACCGCTGAAGTAAAAAATGGTAATGGTAGATACTATGCTAAAGAGTTATGGCAGCGTGAAATGGATAAATATGATGAAATTATCAAAGAAAGACGCTCAATGGGAGAATTAGACCACCCAGAATCATCAGTTATAAATTTACAAAACGTATCCCACTTAATTTCAGATTATTGGTGGGATGGAGATAATGTAATGGGCAAAATAGAAATTTTACCTACTCCTTCAGGAAATATACTTAAAGAATTAATTAAAGCAGGTGTAACAGTAGGTGTTTCATCTCGTGGTATGGGTTCATTAGAACAAAATGGTAATGTAATGGAGGTACAGGACGACTTCGAATTATTATGCTGGGATTTTGTTTCTACACCTTCAAACCCAGGTTCATTTATGCATACAATTAAGGAGGGAAAAGAAGTATTTAATTACGACTATACTAATGTAAATAATATAGTTAGAGAAATACTTTGTTCTAAAGGTTCTTGTCCTATTTCCTAATTTTTTAAAAATACTCATATACGTATAATCGTAATACACCATCTCTTATATGGTGTGAATAAAAAAAATATTCCTATTACGGTTCCTAATAACCGTATTTCACAAACTTAAATTTTGCGATTATGTCTAACAACAGAGATTTGCTTAAAGAAGCAATTGCTGATGCTAAAGCGGTAAAAGAAACTGCTATAGCAAATGCTAAACTTGCTTTAGAAGAGGCTTTTACTCCACATTTAAAATCTATGTTAGCTGCTAAATTAGAAGAAATGGACAAAGAAGACGTTGACGAAGGGTACGGTAAAAAGTACGAAGAAGATGACGTTAAAGAAGAAGTTTCTACTGAATTAGATGAAGCTAAAAAAGAAGATAAAGAGGATATGAAAGAATCTGAAGAAGTAAGCGAAGTAGAAAATGTTGATGAAGAAATCAACATAGACGAATTACTTGCAGAACTTAATGAAGACGAAGAAATCAACGAAGAAAAAATCGAAGAAACTGAGGAAGTAACTGAATCTGAGGAAATCGAAGAAGCTAAGGAAGAAATTGACGAAGCTAAAGATGACAAAGAGGATGTTAAAGAAGGAGAAAAAAATGATGATCCATCATTCCTTCAAAAAGAATCAGAAGAAATCGAAGAATCTGAAGAAATTGAAGAATCTGAAGAAGTAACTGAAGAAGAAGAAGTTGAAGACGAAATAGAAGTCGAAGACGAAGAAGCTGAAGGTGAAATGGAAGATGAAGAAATTGATTTAGAGGACATGTCTGAAGATGATTTAAAAGGATTCATTGAGGATGTAATTAAAGACATGGTAGAATCTGGAGAATTAGAAGCTGGTGATGAATTTGAAGCTGAAGACGAAGTCGAAGGTGAAGAAGAAATCGAAGTGGAAGATGAAATGGATGCTATGATGGAAGAAGAAAAAATTGAAGAAATGGACGAAGTAAGTTGGAATGAGAAAAACAACCCTACAAGAGGAGCTAGTAAAAAAGAATTAGATCCTAAAAAGGTTGGAAAATCAACTTCTGCTTATGCAGTTAATTTAGAGGAAGTAATGGCTGAAATTAATGAACTTAAAACAGAACTTAAGGAAGTTAATTTATTAAATGCTAAATTACTTTACACTAATAAAATCTTCAAGGCTAAAAACTTATCGGAAGATAAGAAATTAAAAGTATTAAAAGCTTTTGATAAAGCCGAAACAGTAAAAGAAGCTAAAGTTATTTACGAAACTTTAAATGAAGGAATCGTATCAAAAGTGGAAGCTAAGGCAAGACCAAAAGGTAGTGCTTCTAAGACTTCTGCCCCAATAACTGAAGCTAAAACTCAGCCTATTGTTGAAAATGCTGCGTTTGCAAGAATGCAACAATTAGCTGGAATTATTAAAAATTAATTTAACCCTTTAAACTTAAATAATCATGAGTTTACAAACTTTATTAGAAAGTGCTAACCCATATCACTCAGTACAAAGCGATGCTGCTAGATTAGCTGAAAAATGGGAAAAAACAGGTTTGTTAGAAGGCTTAAAAGGAAGTACTAAAAATAACATGGGTATTATCCTTGAAAACCAAGCTAAACAACTTGTGGTTGAAAGTTCACAAACAGGTGGTGGTAGTTCTTCAACAGGAACATTTACTGCTGGTGTAGGTGAGCAGTGGGCGGGCGTAGCTCTTCCATTAGTAAGAAAAGTATTCGGGCAAATTGCTGCTCAAGAATTCGTTTCTGTTCAACCAATGAATTTACCTTCTGGTCTAGTATTTTATCTAGATTTCCAGTATGGTACAACTAAAAATCCTTTCACTGCAGGGGATTCAATGTATGGTAACGAAGGAGGAAACTCTCCATTCGGTAACACTGATACAGGCGGTGTTTATGGTGCAGGTAGATTTAGCTACTCAATCAATAACACATCATCAAATGCAACTTCAACTTCTACTGCTTCTGCTACATATGCAGATGTAGACTACAATTCTGAGTATTCAGCTTCTGTAGCTAATGGAGAATACTTAAAAGTAACATTTGCTGCTAGCCAATTATCTAATTTAGATACTGAAGGTGTAAGAGCTTTTGTATTTAGATCAGGTTCAGTTGACTTACCAGGCGGACACCAAATCAACCAGTTTACTAAATATGATGGTACTAATATTACAATCATTATGACAGGTTCATCTTGGGCTGCTCCAGATGGTGCAGAGCCATTTACAGTAGATTATCAGTTACAACCAACTGATCAATTTAGAGGTGATTTTGAAGACGGTAACACTGGATTAAACGGTGAAAACGGTACTATCTCAATCCCAGAAATTAACGTACAGATGAAATCATCTGCAATCGTTGCTAAAACTAGAAAACTAAAAGCAGTATGGACTCCTGAGTTTGCTCAAGATCTTAACGCTTACCATGCTCTAGATGCTGAAGCAGAATTAACTTCAATCTTAAGTGAGTACATTTCATTAGAAATTGACTTAGAAATCTTAGATATGTTAATCTCTAACGCTTCTGTTGGTACAGAAGTATGGTCTGCAGTTAATAACAGATCATTCTCTGGTGAAGTACAATCAGATTTAGGATTCTACAATAGCCAAGGACAGTGGTTCCAAACTTTAGGAACTAAAATCCAAAAATTATCTAACATCATCCACCAGAAAACTTTAAGAGGTGGAGCTAATTTCTTAGTATGTTCTCCATCTGTAGGTACTATCCTAGAATCAATTCCAGGATTTGCTGCTGATTCAGACGGTGATACTGCAAAAGCTAATTATGCATTTGGTGTTCAGAAAGTAGGTAGCTTAAACAGCAGACAAAAAGTTTATAAGAACCCATATATGAAAGAAAATCAAATCCTAGTAGGATTTAGAGGTTCTCAGTTCTTAGAAGCTGGTGCTGTATTTGCTCCATATATTCCATTAATTATGACTCCTCTAGTATACGATCCAGATTCGTTCACACCGAGAAAAGGATTACTTACTAGATACGCTAAGAAAATGGTAAGACCTGAATTCTATGGATTAATCCAGGTAGATGGTTTAAATTCTCTATAATAGAAGTTTAAATTTATCTTTATAAATTAACCCGGCCTTTGGCCGGGTTTTTTTATGCTTTTCATATTTATAACCAACAAACGTTTTATGGGTACTATACTTATCTCATTATATTCTTATATTGAATTTTATCCGTTCTTTAACGTTATTACACTGTTTGCTTTCACTATTTGTCTAACCTATAATTTAATAAGTTTATGGCGTCTAAACCGCATACGGATGAGATTTATCGTCCAAAGAGGATTCCAAAGAATCCAATTAAGTTCAAACTACAACTTAATGAAGAACAAAAACAAGCAAAACAGGTTATACTTGAAAATACAATTACCTTATTAGGAGGTGGTGCTGGAAGTGGTAAAACACTTTTAGCTTGTAATGTTGCTCTAGATGGTTTATTAAGAAGAATGTATGATAAAATTATCATTACACGTCCAACAGTTTCAAAAGAAGAAATTGGTTTTTTACCTGGTGATTTAAGAGAAAAAATGGATCCCTGGGTACAACCCATCTATCAAAATTTTTATGCCTTATTTGATAAAACTAAAATTGAAAAATTAATATCAGATGGAAAAATAGAAATAGTTCCTGTATCATTTATGAGAGGTAGAACATTTTTAGATTCAATGATTATTGTTGATGAGGCCCAAAACGTTACTCATGAACAAATGGAAATGATTACATCACGTATTGGTTTAAGAAGTAAAATGATGATATGTGGAGATGATCATCAAATTGATTTAAAGAAAAGAGGTGATTCAGGATTTAAATTCCTTTATACTGCTGCAAGAAAAATTAAAAATTTAGAAGCTATTAGATTGCAAACTAACCATAGAGACAGTATTGTAGAAGATTTATTACAATATTATCAGGATGCTATTGAAAAAGGTATATCAATAACTACCTCAGGTTCCTATATTTATAATAATAAAAACTAATTTAATATTTATAAACAAAATATAGATTATGGCGACATTAAACGTCTTTTTAAGAGAAAAAATTAATGGTTTAGATACTCCAGAAGTAATCATAGAAACTGAAAAATCATATACAATTCAGAACTATGATAAAAGACAATTATTTGTAACAGGAAGTAGACAAACTACTATATTTGAAATAGGAACTGTTGGTTCTGGTACTTTTAATGGTGATGCTTTAACTTATGGAAGAATTACTAATAAAGGTTCAGTAGATGTAGCTTTAACAGTAACTAATACCAATAGTGAAGAAGCCCATTTTAAAGTTGGAGGCGGAGAACATTTTTTCCTTTCAAATGATTATTTAGCAAGAACATCTGGTAGTTGGTATGATATTTCATCTGTTAAATGTCAAGTAGATAATGGGGAAAATGATAAAGTTAAGATAGAATATCTACTAGTTGCTGATACTGTAGTAGCTTAAAAAATTAAATTATGGCAAATATTCCAATCTGGCCCGGTAGTAGTTCATTTGACCCAGGTAAAACACCTTTTGGGTTTTATGATTATGATTCTGAATTTAGAGATGATGCTGATAAAGTATCTGTCTTTTGTGCAAGAAGATTAGGTTATCCTTTAGTTGATGTAGAACTTCAAGATATTAGCTTTTATGCTGCATTTGAAGAAGCAGTAACTACTTATGGAAATGAATTATATGCTTACCAAATTAGAGATAATCAATTATCTTTAGAGGGAGGATCTACATCTGCAAATCTAACCCAAACCTTAGTGGCTCCTAATTTTGAACCTATTGTTAGAATGACTGAACAATATGGTGTTGAAGCAGGAACCGGTGGGGATGTTACTTATTATACAGCATCTATTGATTTAGAAAAAGGCAAACAGGATTATGATTTAACTTCTGGTATAAGCCAAGGAACATTAGGTATAGAAATTAAAAGAGTATTTTACCAAGCTCCTCCAGCTATTACAAGATACTATGATCCATATGTAGGAACAGGATTTGGTACTCAAAATTTATTTGATAGTTTTGGATTTGGTGGTATGAGTCCTGCTATTAACTTTTTAATGATGCCTTTAAATTTTGATTTGCAAGTTATTCAACAAATTGAAATGAATGACCAAATACGTAGATCTAATTATAGCTTTGAAATAAGAAATAATAAATTAAAAATATTCCCAATCCCTACAACAGGTAGCGGAAAAATATATTACGAATATATTAAAAGAGATGATAGAGTAGACTCATCAGAAGTAGCAGGTAGTGTTGTTAGTAATGTATCAAATGCTCCTTATGCTAACCCTTCATATGAAAAAATTAATAGTGTAGGACGTCAATGGATATTTGAGTATACTTTAGCATTAGTAAAAGAAATGTTAGGGTATGTAAGAGGAAAATACGGCACTATTCCAATTCCAGATTCACAGGTTACATTAAATCAATCTGATTTGTTATCCGCTGCTACAGCCGAAAAAACCTCTTTAATAGATAGATTAAGAGCATATTTTGATGAAACTTCTCGTAAATCATTATTGGAAAGAAGAGCACAAGAAGCAGAGTTTAAACAAACGGAATTAAAACAAGTTCCGTACACAATATATATAGGATAGTATGGCAATGTTTGGACGACAAAGAGATGTTAGTCTTATAAGACATCTCAATCGTGAATTGATGGGGGACATTATTACCCAACAGGCAGCTATTTACAAGTATAAATTAGAAGAAACTATTGTTAATTTATATGGAGAAGCAGCTGGTGAGAAATTCTATGATGGTCCATTCTTATTTGATTGTTTATTATTAAGACAGCCTCAAAATTATCCTGAAGATGAAACAGGTATTGGGTATATTAGAAATGTTAGATTTTCATTCCTTAGAGATGATTTAGTTGATGCTGATGTAGTTCCTGAAGTAGGAGATATTATTTTATATCAAAATGATTACTATGGAGTTAGCTCTACAATTTCAAATCAATATTTTGTAGGTAAAAACCCAGATTATCCAAATAATAGTTCTGATGGAACACCTAACCCACTTAATCCTGGATTAGAAGATTTTGGAACTAATTTATCTATAATTTGTGAAACTTACTATATACCTAGAGATAAAGTAGCTATTTCACCTTATAAAGAAAGATTTTAATGTCAACTAAGTATAGAAAACCCATACCAAAGACTCAAAGAGAAATAAGTATTTCTCAACAAACGGCTTCTGATAAGCAAAGGGGAAATCCTAATGCTCAAATTAATCCAAATGAAAGTCAAACAGGTATTGCTTTTAATAGATCTACTAAGTTAACAGCTAAAAAAGATACTTCAAAAGATTTATCTATAGGAATACAAGATATAGATGAAGCAGTATTTTATTATTTTAACAATGTTATTAAACCTTTTGTTTATCAAAATGGAGAAAGAAGAACAGTACCTATAATATATGGTAGTCCTGAAAGATGGAAATCATTTCAAAGAGATGGTTTTTATAGAGATGCAGATGGAGCTATAATGTTACCTATTATAGTAATACAAAGAAATACTATTACTAAAGATAGAAGTACATACAACAAATTAGATGCTAATATGCCTAATTTATATGGTACATTTGAAAAAGGATATAATTCAAAAAATGTTTATTCTAATTTTAACTTATTAAATAATAGGAAACCTGTAAAACAATTTAAAACCATTGCAGTTCCAGATTTTTTAACCTTAAATTATAACTGTATTATTCAAACTTATTATATGGAACAATTAAATAAAGTAATTGAGTCTATAGAATATGCTTCTGATGCTTATTGGGGTAATCCTGATAGATTTAAATTTAAAGCTAAAATAGATAGTTTTACAACAGCTACAGAAATTACAGCGGGTAAGGATAGATTAGTAAAAGGTACATTTGATGTTAATTTAAGAGGTTATATTATACCTAATGTTATACAAAAAGATTTAAATTCTATAAAAAAATATAATACTAAATCTAAAGTAGTAATTACAAGTGAAACAGTATCTAACATAGATAACACTTCAAGCCCTACAGATTATCAAAATCCTAATTCAGAGGGTAGAGTTAGATAATTTTTAAAAAGTTTGGATATATTTATAACTATAAATAAAAAGAATATATAAGTTATGGAAACAATTAAGTTATCAGAAAAAGAACTGCAATCATTAAAAGATTTGCAAAACGAAGGAAACCAATTAGTGTTTGCTTTAGGGCAAATAGATACTCAAAAGGTATCTATTTATGAAAAGATTAAAGAAGTTCAAGAAAAACAAAATAAAATTGGAAAAGAACTTTTTGAAAAATATGGTGATGGAGAAATTAAATTAGAAACTGGAGAATTTATAAAACCAGAATAATTTTTTGAAATTACCTCTAATATTTATAATAAAAACAATATTAATTAATACAAACAATGGCAGAAACTTTAATATCTCCCGGAGTATTAGCTCGAGAAAACGATCAGTCCCAAATTACTCAAGGACCAGTAGAAGTAGGAGCTGCAATTATTGGACCTTCAATTAAAGGTCCTGTTGAAATTCCAACATTGGTTAATTCATACAGTGAATATTTAGCAATATTTGGAGGATCAGTAATAAGTGGTTCAGTACAATACTCATACTTAAATCAAATCGCAGCTAACAATTATTTTAGACAAGGCGGAAATTCATTATTAGTAACCAGAGTAGTTTCGGGTTCATTTTCAGGTGCTAAAACATTTGAAATATTTAATGGAGTAGGCCCAGCAGCAGTAGATTTAAGATCATCTTCTTTTGAACTAACAACTATAGCTGAAGGTGACATTATGAACAACAGTGCATCTGCACAGTCTCAATTATTATCTAATGGTTCATTAAGAAGTGGATCGGTTGATAATGTAAGATGGGAAGTAACAGCTGTTAACACTTCTTCAGGTGTATTTAGTTTAATAGTTAGAAGAGGTGACGATAATAATAATCAAAAATCAATACTTGAAACTTATAACAACTTATCATTAGATCCAAAACAACCAAATTATATTGCATCTGTAATAGGTGATCAATATTATACTGTAGAACAGGATGGATCTGATTATTATGTTAAAACTAATGGTAATTATCCTAACAGTAGTAGATATGTTTATGTTTCTGCTGTAAATTATCCAACACCAGATTATTTAGATAATAACGGAGATGCTAAAATTCAATATACAGCAAGTTTACCACTTGTAGGTTCAGGTTCATTCTTTAGTGGATCAGGAGATTTATTTGCTGGAGGAGCTGCTAAATTTAATGAAGATATAAATAGCAATAACATTCAAGGTGTTAGTGCTAATGATTATACACAATCAATTAACTTATTAAGTAATAAAGATGATTATCAATTTAATGTATTATCCGCACCAGGATTAATACATGCTAATCATTCTTCTCAAGTTAATTTACTTGTAACTACAGCTGAAACTCGTCAAGATTGTATAGCAGTAGTAGATTTAAGAGGATATAACTCAACAGTAGCCCAAATAGTAAATCAGGCTAGTTCATTTGATAGCTCATATGCTGCTACTTATTGGCCTTGGTTACAACTTATCGATCCTGATTCAGGTAGAACAGTATGGGCTCCTGCTTCAACTTTAATACCTGGAGTATTTGCTTATACAGATGCTTCAAGTGATCCATGGTTTGCACCAGCTGGTTTAACTAGAGGAGGATTAGGTCAAGTAATTAGAGCTGAAAAGAAATTAACTTCAGGACAAAGAGATACTTTATATGAAGCAAATATCAATCCAATTGCCACTTTCCCACAAAGTGGAGTTGTAGTATTTGGTCAGAAAACATTACAGAAAAGATCAACAGCTTTAGATAGAGTAAATGTTAGAAGATTATTAATTGCACTTAAGAGTTATATTTCTCAAGTAGCTGATAATTTAGTATTTGAACAAAATACAATAGCTACAAGAAATAATTTCTTAACACAAGTTAATCCGTACTTAGAAGGAGTACAACAAAGACAAGGATTGTATGCATTTAAAGTAGTAATGGATGATACAAATAATACACCAGATGTTATAGATAGAAATGAGTTAGTAGGTCAAATTTACTTACAACCAACTAAAACAGCTGAATTTATTATTTTAGATTTCAATGTATTACCAACTGGAGCAACATTCCCAGCATAAGAATTAAAAAATAAAATATTTATAATAAAATAAAAAACATAAAATGGCAGTATTAGATCCTAACGAAATATTTTTTACAGCATTTGAACCGAAACAAAAGAATAGGTTTATCATGTATATTGATGGTATTCCATCTTATACCGTTAAAGGAGTAGGAGCTGTATCATTAACCCAAGGAACAGTTCCTTTGAATCATATTAATGTTCAACGTTACGTTAAAGGAAAATCAGTTTGGAATACAATCCAATTTACCTTATTTGATCCAATCACACCTTCAGGAGCTCAAGCAGTAATAGAATGGGTAAGATTGCATCATGAATCGGCAACAGGTAGAGATGGTTATTCTGACTTCTATAAAAAAGATTTAACATTTAATGTATTAGGTCCTGTAGGAGATATAGTATCTGAATGGGTTATCAAAGGTGCTTTAATAACTGAAGCTACATTTGGTGATTATAGCTGGGACGATGTAGATGCTGCTCAAGAAATACAAATGACTGTTCAACCAGATTATTGTATATTAAATTTCTAAAACACACCCAACCCTTATATATTCTGAAAATAGCTTGACATTGTCAAGCTTTTTTCTTTCTCGCGCGGAAAATTTGGCTACCTGAGATAGGAAGCGTATATTTACCCTGTAAATAATTAAAAATAATAAAGGTTATGAATAATACAATCAAAATTAAAAGAGGTAGACCAAGCCATAAAGTTGGTAATGTTGTTAGAAGGTTTAAACCTACTACAATGAAAATGAACGACTTCAAATTCAACCCAGAATTATTTGTTCCAATGAAAACTGGTACTAAAATTGATGCATTACTTTCTAGTGAAGGCGGAATGATGAAAGGTACTAATGTTGCATTCGTTGGTGATCCAGGTGTTGGTAAAACTACTGTTTTATTAGATATGCTTGCTAATCTTCAAAATAATGGCCATAAAACACTTTTTATTAGTGGTGAGATGACTCAAATTGATATGGTTGGTATGGTTAAAAGGTTTCCAAAATTCGGTCAATTACCTATTTTATTTATGGGTGATTGGATTGAGCATGATCCATTAGTTATTATAAAATCAATACTTAGTGAAGGATGGGATTCAGTTCTTATAGATTCATTTGCAGAGTTAGCAGTTGCTGTGGTAGATTTCCATGGTGGTACTATGAAAAATGCAGAAACTCAATTATTGAATTTATTTGAAAAGCATAATAAAGCTGATAATCAATCTAAGAAAAACACTAACTTTATGCTTATACAGCAGGTTACTAAGGGTGGAGAATTCGCTGGTAGTAACAGGTTTAAACACATGATTACCGCGATGGCTCATATAAAATTCCAACAAGATGGTGGTAGAGCTATATGGTTTAGTAAAAACCGTAGAGGTGGTGAAATGAATAAATTACATTTTAGTTTAAGCCAAAAGAATCATGTCGGGTGGTTATTTACCGAGCCATTAAATATGGCAATATAACCTTTATTATTATTTACGTTAGAAAATAGCTTGACTTCGGTCAGGCTTTTTCTTACATTAATATGTATAATAAACAACGTTGTTATAATAAAATAAAGATTATGAGTGAATTTAAATTTCCAACTGAAGAAGTTGAATTACCATCTAAAGGATTAGTATATCCTGAAAGTAATCCCCTTTCTAGCGGTAAAATAGAAATAAAATACATGACTGCTAAGGAAGAAGACATTTTATCTAACCAAGCTTATATCCAAAATGGTACAGTTTTGGATAAACTTTTAGAATCTGTAATTGTTTCTAAAGTTAATCTTAAGGATTTAATATTGGGAGATAAAAATGCAGTATTAATTGCTACAAGAATATTAGGTTATGGGGCAAATTATAAAGTTAATATAAATGGAAAATCTCAAGATATTGATCTTTCCCAGTTAGAAAATAAACCATTTGATGGTTCTGATATGATTGGGGGGAAAAATGAATTTTCTTTTAAATTACCTACTAATGATACCGTAATTACATATAAAATATTAGATGGACATGATGAAGTAAAAATTGATAAAGAATTAAAAGGACTTAAAAAAATTAATAGAAATGCTTCACCTGAAGCTTCTACTAGATTAAAATATACTATACTTTCAGTTAATGGTGATAGTGAAAGAAAAACCGTTAGAGAATTTGTAGATAACTACTTTTTGGCACGTGATGCAAGAGCATTTAGAGATCATTTAAGACAAACTCAACCTGATGTTGATCTTAATGTATTTCTAGATTCGGGGGAGGAGGTAACTGTCCCCATAGGGCTTAACTTTTTTTGGCCTGACTTTGAAAACAGCACCGGAGTTTAGAAAAGGTTTATTTAGGCATATACATGAAATAGTATTTCATGGAAAAGGAGGATATGATTTTCTAACTGTGTATAATATGCCAATCTGGTTAAGAAAATTCACATTTTCAGAAATTCAAAGTTTTTTTATAAAAGAATCAAAAGCTTACGAAGAATCAAAAAGTGGAAAATCCGGAACTACAACTTTAGTTGATTCAGAAGGTAAAGTAAACACCCCAGAATTTTTAAAGGCATCAAAACCTTATAAAAATAAGAGCAGCTATAAATAGTTGCTCTTTTTAATATTTATAACAAAACTATTTTATGCCTATAGGTGACGGAAAAGCTAGAGATGAAGTAAAAGGAATAAATCAGGAAATTGGATTTATTCTTGATGCCATTACTAGCATTGGAGATAAATTAGTTACATCCTTTGAAACTGCCGTTGATAGTGCTGGTGATCTTGGAG